AAGTGCCCATTCTGAGGCATCTAACGGCGTTTTAAGACGAGTTCTACACGGTGTCGAAGTCGGACACGCAATGCTACTGAAACACGCTAAATACGCCTTTACGCCCAACTGGCAGCAAGCCTTTGCCATCGTTACCGAAAATGGCAAGAATGTTCAAGTTGATCTAATCTACGCGGAAAAGGATGGCACATTTCAGGTGCATGGAAGGCGCTATGGCAGGTCTCGATGACTTTCCAGACATCAGACGATCGATCGATGATGCCATGGATGAGGGAGAATTGTTACCAAACCGTTATACAAAATAGGCTGTATTTCCTTGACCACGCCTGAGTAGGGCGTATTGTTATCTATGTGGAAGTCAGAAGGGCTGACGGATACATAGGAGTAAAGATGGAAACAGCTACACACAGAGTAACTTATACAAATACTCGAAGCGCTCGATCTGTAAGATTATATGAAAATATGACCGAGGCGCAAATGTTGTTGATTATCAAAGAGCAACACTCACTAGATAACGGAGTGCGGGTTTATTCCGTTTATCATTCCGATGGGTCAAAGTGCCCAGCGCTAGAAATGGCTAGAGCATCATGAGCGCGTTAAACATAGCCTTTTTAATGCTTGGTTGGTTCGCTAGTTGCGTGTGGTTCTACACGCTAGGGGTTAACACGGGCTACACAGACGGGCGCAGAGCAGTTCGCGCGCAACTCGATCAAGCCAATAAGGTTAGAGCATGAACGCGCGTGATTACCTCAACGAAGCAAGAGCAACTATCCAGGATCGTGGTCTCGAATACGGTCATCCGACAGACAATATGGCAAGAACATCTGCCCTCTGGTCAACTTATCTGGAAATGCCAATTACTGATTATCAAGTCGCAATGTGCATGGCGCTGGTCAAAGTAGCGCGCAGCATGGAGACTGCCAAGACTGACACCTATGTTGATCTGGTCGCATACGCAAGCATCGCAGCACAGCTACACACTGAGGAGAATGAACTTTATGTATAAGTTAGATGATTACGAGACAGTAGCAATGTTAAATAAATGGTTCATAGAAAACTATCCGATGGGAAGGACAAGCATTGAGATCATCTACCACGATGTTGAGAAGGGCTATATCACATGTAAAGCGGAAGTCTATCGGGATGCTAACGACCCTTTCCCTGCGACTTCTAATATTGCTCATGGGGTTAGGGATCAATATATCCAAAATATGCGTAGATTTTATGCAGAGGATATTGCTTCATCAAGTCTTGGCAGAGCAATTACGCTCCTTAAGGGCGGAAACACAGCAACTAGAGATGATATGGAAAAGGTCGGACAAGTAGCTGGTAGCCCGACACCGAAGCCATTCGTTGAGAAGTTGGCTGAAAAGATCACAATGCCAGCCGAGGATGATCCCTGGACAACCAAGGCTGTTGCACCAGCGCCTAGTGCGGCTGATGCCGTAGCCCTAGTTCAAGAAGTATTGGGTGCAACCAAGATCGATAACGACATTCCTCATTGCAAGCATGGTGCGCGTGAATGGCGCACTGGCAACAAGAACGGAAAAGCCTGGGCGAACATGAGCTGCTCCGCTAAACCTATGAACGGTGAACGCTGGGCAGAGGTTAACAAATGCGATCCCATCTGGTATGTAATAGATGCTAATGGCGCATGGAAACCGCAGGAGGCTCGATCATGAGTAGCCTACAATTCATGAACCAAGACGGGGAATGGGAAAACTTTCCTCCAGATGATGTATTAGCGGAGAAGGCTAAACGCAACGAGATGCTTAACGCACTACAAGTACGCATCATCTGCCATCTATGTAACGAACCAGTTGCCAGGGAGGATCTAGCCTTCTGGATCCAGGGACAAGCTATAACTTGGTCATGTAAGAAGTGCCACGCGGTTAACGAGTCCAAACCCTAATGTGGTCTTATTGCCTAACCGCTGCTGAGGAAGCGCTAGCGGTCGAAGTAGGTTACAAGCGGCAGTTGCCGTTCTTTGGAGATCCAACTAGGAATGTTAACTATTCCGAGGGCGATCTATGGGAAATGTGGCAACACGCAGTAGCTGCTGGATCGGAAATTGCACTGGCTCGCATGTTAGGCAATAAGGACTTCGTTCCTCATGTAAATACATTCAAGTCACGCCAAGACATCGATGGCGTGGCTGAGGTTAGATACACCTTTAACGACAAGCGTGGGATGCGATTTACCACGCGAGACACGGATAAAAGTAAATATGTTCTGATGACTCAGGGCATCGCATCCAGGGTTAGGCGTACAGCGCCTGATTTCACTAGCCCGCCCTACATTGCGGTTGGTTGGATGTATGGGTTCGAGTGTAAAAGCAACCATTGGAATTACAACGACTCAACTTGGTATGTGCCAATGGATCAATTACACGACATGGACATCTTTAATGGCTAGTCAGAGCAGGAAACACAGAGGCTTCCGCACCGAGCGTGTGGTTGCAGAGTATCTGAAGCGCTGGTGGGAAGGCGCTTCGGTTGGTCGAGGTTCAGGGCGCGACATTCTCAATGTCCCGTTCGACTGCGAGGTTAAGGCGCGCACTGGACTCGATGTAGTAGGAACACTTCGCCAGATCGAAAGTCGGACTTTAGAGAGTGGCTTATTGGGGTTCGCCACTTTTAGACTTAACGGGCAGGGGGAATCGGCAGAGCAATATGTTGCGATGCTGCGCCTGGGCGATCTGGTGGAGTTACTACTAGCTGCGGGTTACGATAAACGCAAGGACACAGTTAAAGAATCCGATCTTAAACGCTGCAATGGTTGTGGCGAGTGGACATTCCGCGATCAATGTAAATCATGTGAGGATCAGTAAATGGCTAATGACGAGCAATACACACCTAAAGCCCTATTCGATGCCATGGGAGTTGAGTTCGATCTAGATGTAGCAGCACCCAAAGACGGTATTCCATGGATTCCAACGAAAGCGCACTACTCACTTGAAGATAATTCATTAGAGAAGCCCTGGTCGGGCATGGTTTGGATGAACCCGCCATATTCTAAGCCTTCCCCGTGGGTTGATAAGTTTATCGCACATGGCAACGGTATCGCGTTGTTACCAATGGCTAAATCTAAATGGTGTTATGACCTATGGCAGCATTGCAGCTCGATTACATTCATCGGCACTATGAAGTTTCACCAGATGGATGGATCGACTAGCCAGATATTCATGCCAGTCGCACTATGGGGCATGGGCGATGTAGCTGATGCGGCTATCGCTAGAGCAGGATTAGGTCGCGTTAGATAATGCCTATTTACGAGTTCGAGTGTACTAACGATCAATGCGAGGCGAACCTTCGCTATGAGAAGGAGTTAAAGATCAATGAACCACACGATGTCGAATGTGGCTTTTGCCATGAACCGATGCGCAAGATTTACAGCTCGTTTGGTATCCAATTTAAGGGTAGTGGATTCTATTCTACGGACAAATGATAAATCGACACGCCGTCTGAGCAGGACTTTTGCGAATGTCCTTCCAGCGTTTGGTACTCTATCGGCTAGAAGCCATCGAGGCTTCAACGCGCGCCTGAAAGGCGTAGCGCGCGAGTTAGCCGTCGTTATTGGGATATCTCTATCTATTGCAGGTATGCCTAGAGTAGAGGCTTCAATAGTGCCATTAAAAGCATTGGCTAATAAGCAGCTAACCGATACTCAGTACAAGTGCCATAACGAGATAATCTATCGTGAGTCAAGATGGCGTATAGATGCGATAGGCAACACTAACGGCACTAAACAGACTCATGGTTACTATCAGATAAAGAGTGAGTCCATTAAAGGTAAGCCATACGATTATCAGTTCTGGATGTATTGGTATTATGTAGCATCACGATATGGCTATACAAAGTATGAGGAACCTAACTACTGTGTAGCACTACATCATCTAAAGACTAGAGGTTGGCAGTAATGGTTAACAAGGGAGACCCTCGATTAACCAGAGATTACAAGGCGTTTAGATTAAAGATTTTAGCCAGGGATCAATGGTCATGCTTCTATTGCCAACAGCCAGCAACAACAGTCGATCACATTATCCCAATTAGTAAAGCACCTGAACTCGTGGTCAATTATGAGAACGCTGTCGCTTGTTGTTCCAAGTGCAATAGCCAGAAGGGGAGCCGTAATCAGAGCGTTTTTTTAGGTCGGAAGGCTAC